AAGTGACCGATTCGGCAACCTGGGTCCATGTAAAGCGTTCTTCCCGCCTTCTTCCATTGGCACCAGAACCAAACGTCTGAATCGATTTTGTCATCGTCCCAGCCGCCTGTTGAACTTGGCTGGCAGAAGAACCAAGGTTTCGGAACTTCTGCTAGTTTCTTGGCGTTAATAATTGTCAAACCAAAGTGGGCAGTATCTAGCCGCAATGGATAACCGTTCCAAGTCGCTGACGTATGGCCCTCCAGCGTTCCGAGAATCGACTTCTTACCTCGTCGCACCTGCATTGCACAAAGTGCGTCGATTGTGTCTTTTTCTTGGACCGCGATGCTAATCAATCTTTGCAGTTGTTCTGCGGTGAATACCGAATCACCATCAACCGTCAGGATGTACTCAACACCTGCCTTGATTGCGTCCTCCATCATGATCTGCATGCACTGGCCGTAGTACACACCGCCGGAAACGATCAACGGAATGCCTAGCTTGCGAAAGCTATGCTCCATGTTGTTCCGGCACCATGTGTTCTCGTACCTGCCTGCCGTCATTAACGCACAGATATTTACTTGCTCTTGTGAATCACTCACCTGCTTGCTCCAGTGTGGGTAAACGGAAAAGAAAACTAGCCTGCAACGCCCTGAGTCGAGTTGGCCGAGTTCAACGCGTTGCGAAGTCCTGGATCGAGAACACCAACAGCACTCGAAAGAACTGCGCCGTTCGTGGTTGTGTCAGGAGTCAAAGTCAAACGCAGGAACTTCTTTCGACCCTTCAAGTCAACGTGCGATGCGTGAACGATCGCGGATGTGTTGTCGAGGGTTTGGTTGAAACTTGCGTTGAACGTCGCAAAGGTTGTCGCAACAGTCGTGTCGGACTCTGACAACTGGATTGCAACGTGGGTGGAGTTGGTGTTGACCTCTGCTGAAAGCGAAACAACGATTGATGCGTAGTTTGCACCTGTCGTGTCGAGGTTTGCGGTTCGTGCAGTGGTTGCCGATGCTGCTGGTGCCAGCAAGACGCTGTAAAGATTGGACTGAACTGGTTTCATGGCTTTTTATCCTTTTGGAAGTTTGTTTGTTTCAGAAAAGGGGGCTAGCAGCAAAGCTTACTAACCCCCAAACCGCCTGGAGCAACAGGGGTGGCTCAAGGCTTAACCGAAGATCCCGCGAATGATGCCGCCGGACACTGAAGCAGTGCCAACGTCGAAGCATCGGATGTCAAATCTTTGAACCGCACGCAAGGCGATGCTGTCTTGATCGAAGTACCGACTGGAATCGATTGCAAGAGTGATGTCCTTACGGCTTCCCATGTAAACGCCTTGTCGAAGGTCGCCAAAGAAACAGAAGGTGCCGGTCGTGGTGCCTGTCAACCGACTTTCAAGCCCTTGCGTCATCACAACAGGGAATCCCAAGAAGCTAACCATCGATGGACCGTTAGCGATTGTTACGTTGGTGTTTCCACCAACAGCATCGGCAAGACGAGCCATCGAAGCTGCGTAACCAGCCTTTGAGATGTACCATTTAGGCGAATAGCCAGCCCATTGTTTCGCCTGGCCCATCATCGATTCAAAGTCTGCCATCGTCAACGCACTAAAGGTCGTTCGCGATGTCGCAGTGTATTGCGAACCAGCAGCGAGAGCGGAAATCAAGCCTTGGATTCCTCCGTAGGTCGAAGTTCCGTCACCTAAAAATCCAGCCGCATCTTCCGCAATCGCAAAGCTCTGGCCAATGGATCGGCTCAACATCTCAGCGATGGAGATTGCAGCGTCTTCGTTGACTTCGTTGCTCATCACCGTCAACGTCGCTAGCTTCTTCGCGTCAAGCTTGATGGAAGATAGCGTTGGATCGCTTGCGGTAATCGTAACGTTTTCGCCAACGTAGTAAGCAGTGACTTCGCTTGCTAGACGAGGGATTGTCAATGTCGCATCGCTCATTGGGATGACGGTTGCGTTCTGACGAATCACACCATACAACTCGCGAAGCTCAACGATAGCCGCAGATAGTGGCTCAGGAACCAAAAACCCGCCGAGCGTGTTGTTGCCAGCCGATAACGCTGCTTTGATTCCGTGATCTTTGCAGATTCGCTTCGACCGCGAGTTGCCGTTGAACGCAGCCAACGCCCAGTTACCCATCAAGTAGGCATCTTCAGCCGATTCGAAACCGACTGGAGCCTTTGCTTTTGCTCGTGCTGGAATCTTGATTGGCTGTGCTTCAGCGGCTTCTTGCTTCTTGACAATATCGACCGCTGCGGATTCGATTCGCAACATTCGGCTGTGGTCTTTTCGAAGTGCTGAAATCTTGCCAGACTCTGCATCAGTCCCAACGATCGAATCGATTTCTTGGGTTTCTTCCGCGTTCAGATCGCGGGTTTCTTCTTTCGCCATTGCTACAATTGCTTCGGCGCGAGCTTGCAAGGATTGAATTTCCTTGCTGATTTCGATAGATGTTCGCATTTAACTGCCCTTTTTGAATTGCGGCAGCCTAAAACGAAAATAGCGGCTTAAACTGCCGACTGTGAAACGAAATGAAACGTTAAACAGTCCGCTCGTCTTTGCCGCTAATCAGTTGCAATGGAACTTGCGTGACTTTTGTAGCCAAGGCTAATCCTTGGCGTTGCGTGAATTGTAGCGTATGATACGAATGCGTGTCAACTACTTTTCAGTGTCCACTCAATATCGAAATTCCAATGGTTTCTGTTTGGTAGCATTTGCCCGTTGTAATTTCCGATCCCATCCATAAACGCAACCGCAGCACTGATTGAGTTATCTGGCAATCCATCGTACATTCGATAACCGTCTCCATCGACTTCATGAATGATTCGTTTGATCTTTGAGGCTCGCAGGTAATTTTCAAGCGTCCTCAGAATAGCAACGTCCATTCCCTGTGCGTCGATCAGTAGCGTCTCAATTTCTTTTACGCCGTGTCTCGAAAGAAAATCACCAAGATGGACAACATCTACCTCAATCTGCTCCGTAGGCGTCCAATCGACTTGTGAATACATCCTGCGCGATTGCTCGGTGCAGAAGCCTAAAGAACTACTGACTCCCTTGGTGTTATAAACCGTAAGAGTCGATTTGCCATTTTCTTGACCGCAGGCCGCTTCGATAACGTGAAAAACATCGTCTGCGTTTTTGTTGTTATCTCGCAACCACTTAGCCGCAGACGGTAATGGTTCAAACATCAAAAAGACGTCGTGACCTTTGGCGATTTCTTGCATTTCTGAATCGCCAGTATTGGGACCGACGCATACAAATACCTTTTTTTTTACCATTACATCCTGGCCCTTATTTCCGCGATCTTAGCCGCCGAAATTCGACTGACAATCTCTCGTCCTTCTTTTTCGATTGCGTGTTCGTCAAACAAGTCAGCAGGAGGATTCTTAAACCATGCTGCTGCCGCTGCCGTCTTGCGTTTAACGGTTGGCGCAATGTCTGTCGCCAGTCCAGACGCCAGAGCTGCTGCTGGATCGTACCAAGTCTCTTCTGCCATCAACGCAAGCACTTCATCCGATGGCAGACCCATTGCATCAGCGTAGATTTCAGCCATTGACGCATCATAAACCGACAAGACCTCTGCCATCTTTTGCAACTCCGCACCGTTTCCGATGGCTACACAATGGGCGCAATGGATCATCAGCTTTGCACCGCGTTCCATCGTCCGTTTGTCACCGGCCATGAAGATGATTGAGGCTGACGATGCGGCCAGTGCCTCGTTGTGAGTATCCACACCACCAGGATGACGCTTTAGCATGTTGTAAATCGAGATGCCTTCGTCAGCCGATCCACCTGGACTGTTAATGCGAATCTTAGCCCTGCCTTTGATCGTTGCTAGCGATTCTCCGACAGCCTTCGCCGTGACTCCTTCGCTCATCCAGTCCGAGCCAATCGCGCCATCGATAAAAAGTTCGTTGGTTTCTGCTTTGACGGTTATCATTATGCGTTGACTCCTGTGATTGAATAAACTCGGTTCTTCCAGTCTTTTACCAGTGCGGTGACGTTAACCATTAACGTGTCTTGCGTCGATTCCTGAGCCACTTGCAAAAGCATCTCGCGGCTTTCGTCGCAATGGATTCTTGCCAAGTCACGATCAAGCCCGATTGCTTCCAGCTTGTCGGCCAGCTTCGGCTCCCACTTGGCGTAATTGTTGTCAATCCAGTCGCAAAAGTTCTTTCGCTTGGCTCCTGAAATTGCGTTGTTGGCTTCTCTGTCAAGTAGTGATCGAATTGTTTCCTCCACTGCTCGTGCGTTGCTGCCAACAGTTTCATCTTCTGGCACTTCGTTGTCGTCTTGTGAATCGCTGCTGGAAGGATCGCCTGGAGTAATTGCTGGATTCTCAAACACATCGCCGCCTTCGACCGGGTTTAGGTCCAGCTTGGCGCGTGCTTCGTTTCGGTTCATGATCTTTGCAATGACATAGGAAGTGAGAACGTCTTTGGTCGTGTTGGTGTCAGTTCGAAGTATTGCTGCCCGATTCACCTTGAAGTAGTGGGAACGCAATCGCTTTTGTGTTAGCGTCCGAAGCTTGATGTCGCATTGCTCTTCCAGTTTCACTAACCAACGATCTAGTGCGATCATGTAGGCGATGTTCTTTTGCTCTAACGAGTTGTAGGAAACGCTGTCGCCATCTCCCGGCATCGAGTCAATCCCGAACAACAAGCCAACATCTTGCCGCGTGAACTTTTGCAGCTCGACAAACTGCGCGTCTGTGTTGGTCATGTTGACCGCGTTAGCCTTGATGCCTTCACGAAGCAGGCCTGCCTTGCTTGCGTTCTCTGGTCCTCCTTCAGACTTATTGAAGGAACTGAGGAACTCCTTGGCATCCTCTTCTTTTCGGAACGCACCTGGTGGTGCTTCTAGGAATATCTTACCTCGGAATCCTTTTTTCAACTGGTTGCGAACGTGCGACTGTGAATCGACACCAATGGAGAATGTGGAAGCGGCTATCTGTAACAGGCCAATGCCTTCAAGCCCGTTAAACGAGAAGCCTGGAATGTGCAGAACATCTGCG